TGATGCGCTGATGCATCATAATGAACACTGGGCGGCCTTTAAGAGGCAGTTTCCGGATGCGACGAGTAAGGAGCTGGAGCAGATTTATCTGGAGCATAATTGGGGGAAGGGTGTGGAGGCTGCGAGACAAGTGCTGGCTAGGATGCTGGACCCGGCTGCTGCGCCAGGAGTGGATGAGGAGTCGAGAGAGAAGATCCATGAGGCTCTGATTCTGGATAGATCTCTGCAGATGGGAAGACGGACGGACGCTTGGGAAGCAGCAGGAATTCGCCGAAACTGAAACTTTCGGCTCGATAGAGCCGAAAGGCTCAAGGAGAAATTAAGTGGACCCTGATGAGAATGATAAGGTTGTAGTTGGTTCGGAGGGTACTGGTGACTCCCCCCAGCCCTCCGGAGCGGCGGTCGAGACTCAGACGCATGAGGCTCCCGTCGAAGAGGGGAAGGATAAGGGGGCACCTCCTTCTCCCACTCCTTCCCCTCACACCTCGGGTCAGTGGCCCAAGAGTGCCGTAGATCGGGTTGCCAAGCTGACGGCCCGGCTGAGAGACTATGAAGCGAGAGCTGCGGGCGGACAGCAGCCAATAGATCCTGCCACTGGGCAGGCGTTCACGCCTGCCCAGATTGACCAGATGATTAATGAGAGAGCTACTCTGGTGGCGAACCAGACGGCTTTCAATACAAGGTGTAATGAGGCTGCGAATAGGGGGGCGAGCAAGTATCCGGATTGGCAGGTTAAGCTGAATGGGCTGACCCAGCTGGTGGACCAGACGGACGCTCGAAGTCTTCAGCAGTATAATCTGTTTTTAGAGGCTGCATTGGAGACGGGGGATGCCGAGGCAATTATTCATAAGCTGGGGAGTGATTTGAATGTTGCATCAAGAATACTGGCGTTGAGCCCGATGAAGATGGCAATGGAAGTGGGGAAGTTGGCCTCCGAAGGAGGCCAATCTTCCCCAAGTAAGGCTCCTAAGCCGATTAGGCCAATTGGGAGCACAAGCCCGGTGACGACGACGAAGCCGGATGATCCAGAGAGGGGGGCTGAGATGAAGATTGACGACTGGATGAATGCGCGGAACAAACAGGCGGCTGAGAGGAGGATTAGGTGATGGAGCAGGAACGGGAGTTGACTTTTGGTCAGAAGGCTGTTGGTCTGACCTTTAACCCGAGCGGTGATCCGCTTGTGAGTGAACTGAAAGCGCTCTATGCACGGATTATCGATATCTGCGATGAATATCGGAATAGTCCTGATGCGAGTGGCGAGAAGAAGCGGCTCTGGTCGGTTGCAATTACCGAGGCGCAGGGAGCGCAAATGTGGGCCGTGAAGGCGGCGACTTGGAAAGACTGAAGTTTCTGGACCGGAAGGTCCTGTCGGAGAGACCATGGCTCCTGCCTCCTGGTCAGTCCCTGGGAACTGTGATCCCTGTGACAGGGTTTAGCAAAGCGAAACCCTGTAGAGCTATCTGGTAGTCGCTCTACTGCCGTTACTGGCTGCTCCTTCGAGCCTCCGGCCGAAGGACGGAGGCTATGATGGCTAATACCCTACTCACTATTAATCTGATCACAAGAGAGGCGGTCAGACTCTGGAAGAATAGCAATGCGTTTCTGCAGAACGTGGATATGCAGTATGATGACTCCTTTGCGGTGGCGGGGGCCAAGATCGGCAATACGCTGAGGATCAGGCTCCCGAACGACTATATTGTGACGACGGGGCCTGCGCTGAGTGTGCAGGATACTGCGGAGCAGAATACGACGCTTACTATGGCGACGCAGAAGCACGTGGATGTGCAGTTCACGACACAGGAGCGGACTCTCAGCTTGGATGACTTCTCCCGGAGGATTTTGGCTCCGGCGGTGAATAACCTGGCTGGGTCAGTTGCGGCGGATCTTATGTCGGGGGCTGAGGGCGGGATCTGCAATTTTGTGGCCAATCAGGACGCGAGCAACAACGTTCTGAGCCCCATTGCAGCCACCTATCTGCTTGCGGGTGCCAACCTGGATAACAACTCGGGGCCGATTGAGAACCGGAAGGTGGTTAATAATCCGGTCACTGAGGCCAGAATGGTTGCCACGCTGGCTGGACTGCTCAATCCGGCGCCGGAGATCGGACGGCAGTATGTGACTGGGCGGATGTATGATGCGCTCGGTTTCATCTGGATGAAGGACCAGACCGTCATCACCCATACGTCTGGGACCATGGCGCAAGGTTCGCTCACGGTCAATGGAGCCAATCAGACTGGACTGGCGATTACGGTTACGGCGGCTGCGAGCACGCTGGCGGTGGGCGACATTGTCACTATTGCTGGTGTGTTTAAGGTGAATAGGATCACCAAGCAGACGACTGGGCAGCTGGAGCAGTTTGTCGTGACGGCTCCGCTCGCAGTTGGCGGGACTACGCTGAATGTGTATCCGGCTGTTGTGCCTCCAAGTGGTGGGCTGCCGGTGCAGTATCAGACGGTGACGGCAAGCCCGGCGAATGGAGCGGCTGTCAATCCGACCAATGGACTGGCACCGTCCTCTGTCTATCGGAAGAATTTTGTGTTCGCTCCGGAGGCAGTGACGCTGGCGACTGCGGATCTGGAGACTCCAGAGGGCGTGCATGCGGTTGCGCGTGAGCAGTTTGATGGCGTGTCCATGAGGATGATTACGGATTACTTCATCGGCACTGATCAGCTGATTACCCGGCTTGACGTGCTGTATGGGTATCTGTGGATCAGGCCGGAATGGGCCGTCGTGGTTGCAGACGTGATATGAAGATACAGGCACCTCGTCCTGGTTCGGAAAGTCAGGACGAGTGGCTGCGTCTTCTGGAAGAGATGGGAGGCCAATTCTGGCCTCCCAAGGAAGAGGAGGAGGACATGCCGGAAGTTGGCGCAAAGTATCCGATGATGCTCTATGATGGGAATAGGGAGTGTATTGTGTTTGATGCGGAGGAAAGGGCTGAAGCGACGAGGAATGGCTTCAGGCCGCATCCTAGCATGGAGCGGGATCAGCCGCCTGGAATTGTGGACCCGCCTAAGCCGCCTGGGATTTTAGATCCGCCCAAGCCGCCTCAGAGGCCGGATCAGGGGGGTCCAGAAGGACCGAGTCAAGAGCTGCCGTCGAGGGGTATGCCGCCACCCATCAAGAGACAGGAGTCTGCTCCGGAGCCGAAGCCGGAGACAAAGACTACGACGACGGCGACGGTGAGTGTGCAGAAGTCTGTGGAGGTGAAGAAGCCTGCTACTCCTGCTCCGCCGCCGAAGGCTCCGCCGACGAGGAGGTAGAGATGCCCAAGATTTTGGAGGACGCTGTTAAGGCGATCAAGAAGAGCAGTCCGGGAGTTAATCCATGGGCTGTGGCGACCAGCACGCTGCAGAAAGCTGGAGAGCTGAAGAAGGGAACGAATAAGGCTACGGCGAAGGGCGTGAAGAGAGGGGAGATGACCAGGGCTGAAAGACACAAGGAGAAGAAGTAATGGCAAGGAACCGGATGAATAAAGTCTACTCCATCTATCATTCGATGGAGGATAGAGGACTGTTTGAGACGAACAAGGCTAATGTCCAGGCAATCAATAATGATGGGCTCTCCATTTATGAGGGGCCGGTGCAGTATCCGAAGATGCTGTATCATCCCAAGGGGGAGCTGCATTGCATTAACCAGGGTATTCTGGTTACGGACCGGGATAGTCGGCCGGTCTTTGATGAGACAGGGAAGCCGAAATATGCGGGAGCGGTGTGGGGGGTGAAGAATATCATTGTGGAGAGTGAGGCTCAGGAAGCTGAGATGGTAGCACAGGGCTGGCATTTTACAGAGGCGCAAGCGCTGAGGGCCAATCCTGAGACTCATCTGAAGGCGCCACCCAAGACTCACGCGGAGCTTCAGCAAGAGCGGATTGCCGAGCTGGAGAAGAAACTGGCTGAGGCAACAGCTCCGCAGGCCCAGCCTGCCAAGGCTGGGCCTGCACCAGGGAAGGCTGCGTAAATGTCCCAGCTAACTCCTCTCGCGACTTCGGTCAATGACATTTGTATGGCTGCGCTGAAGGAGTGCGGTGCAGTCGGGCAGGGTCAGAGTCCGACGGGAGAGGAGATTGCGGATGCTTGGGCGAGGCTGCAGTGGATGTTGCAGGAGTGGGGGGAAGACACTTTTATAGTCTGGAGGACAAGGACTATAACGGTGCCGCAGGTGAATACTGCACTGCTGCCAACTGATCCAGATATGGGGACGCCGAGTCACCCAGTCTACTATTTTCCAATTGGGCCGGGAGCAGGGACGCTGGGAGGGTTTGAGACTGGACCAGACAATACGACCGTGACACCGACGCAATCTAAATCAGTAGCTCCACGAAGGTTGAAGGCTGCCTTTTTAAGGCAGCCTTCAACCGGGGGAGGAATTCCGATTGACTATCCGCTGTATGCGCTGGATGCGATGCAGGACTATTCTAGGATTGCGCTTAAGGGGATGGTGAGTTTTCCAGGAGCGTATTACTATGATCCGGCTTGGCCGCTTGGCAGAATTTTTCTGTATCCTTTGCCTACTAATTCTATTTATGGTGTTGGTGTGGTTGTTAGGGATCAGCTTCCACTTCAGTTTGTGACGACGCAGGATTTGATTGAGCTGCCGTTCATTTACTTTAATGCTTTTTATCTGAATTTGGCTGTACGGCTGAGGCCGCATTATGGGATGAGGACGTTTCCTGGAGATCAGCTGCCGGATCTTGCGAAGGGTGCGAGAGCGGCGATCAAGAATACTTCTGTGCAGATTGCTCAACTTAGCCTGCCACAGGAGTTGAGTAGGCCGGGAATATATAACATATTCTCGGATAGGTCTTACTGAGAGAGGAACTGAGATGTCAGTCTATACGCTTCCGAATAACCCGGTCACGAATGGCATTGTGGCGCTGGCTGGTGGTGCGCTCACTCCGCTCACGCCGTTGCTGTCAACGGGGATGAATGAGGTGAATACAGTGGTCACGACGGGTGACTCCGTTGTGATGCCGCCTGCTGTGATGGGGAGCAGTGTTTATGTGAATGCACAGAACACGGCGGCTGGGCTGTCAATGAAGATTGTGGCCCAGGCCAATCCGTTCAACAATAATGCGCTGGATCAGTTTGTGGCGCATGGGTCGGTGGCGCTGGTTGCGGGTGCGACTGGGTTGGTGCTGCTGAATGGGCACGTGAGCCTGTTCATTTGCACGACACAGGGCATTTGGAAGCAGGTCGCCGACAACGCATGAGTAAGGTATCTGTTCTCTCTAATGGCCTCTCAGGTGGACTTTCGCCTGAAAGGCGAAAGGACACCTGATGGCAAGGTCTCATCTGGCTTATTTGCCCTCTCTTCAGACGGGGAGAGGGTCGGGGTTGATAGATGCGACAGAGATGTCGAAGTTCTTCAACATGGTGCTGGGCTGCGTGAATGGTATTGTGGCTCATGCGGGCGGTGGAGTCGCTGCTGCGACTCCGCTCAATCTGGGGTTTAATGAGGTAGATGTCTGCGCTACGGCGGCGGACTCCGTGGTGCTGCCACCGGCCATTATAAATGCCTGGAGCTGGGTTTATAATGGTGGTGCGGCAAGTATGAATGTGTTCAATCTGCAGAGCAATTCGCAGAATAACTCGCTGACGGATGTGATTATCCCGCACGGAGTTACGACACCGAATGCGGGGACGGCTGCTGTTGCGCTGGCTGCGGGGCATACGTCCCTGTTTGTGTGTATGACTGTGGGTGTGTGGAAGCAGGTCGCCGACTTCGCCTGAGGCACGAGAATGAGTTCGACTGGGAAGTACCCTAGCTTCAATACTAGTTTTGGTCGGCTTATGCCAACCGGCCAAGATCTGCAGCAGCTGGTGCAGGATATGCTTCAAGGAGGGGGCGGGATACCGGACGCCCCCTCCAATGGGAACTTGTATGGGAGGCAGAATGCTAGCTGGGTAGTTGTGCCGTCGAGTAATTTGGTTTCGAGTGTGGCAGGGAAGACGGGGATTGTCACGCTCAATCATGGGGATTTGACGGATTGGGCTGCTGCGACTGCGACCTTCTTGACGGGTAATCAGGTTATTACGCTGGGTGGTGATTTGACTGGGTTGGGGACCACAAATATTACGGCGACACTGGCCAATGTGAATGTGAATGTGGGAACTTTTCAGGGAATTACGGTCAACGCGAAGGGGTTAGTAACTGGGGCCTCTAATATGAATTATGCCCCGCTCAATAGTCCGCCATTGACGGGGAACCCGACTGCGCCGACTCCACTGTTGGGGGATAATTCAAGTAGTATTGCGACGACTGCTTTTGTTTTGGCCAATGCGGTTACAGGGGCTATTACGTATGCGATGCTGCCAGCTGAAGTGCAGAGTGTTCCGATCAGTTTTGCGTTTCCGGGCGTCCCGGCGAATGGGGCGATGGTTAACGCTCCGGCGGCGATGGCTCTGACAGTTGCGGCTGCGCTGGCGGGGACAGTTGTTTATGACGCTACGCAGGCGACTGCTAATGCAACTTTCACGTTGAATAAAATTTCGGCTGGAGTGACGACTGCGCTAGGGACAATCACTATTACTCCTGCATCGCATACGTCTGCAACATTGGCTGGGGCTGGTGGCAGTATAGCGGTGGGTGATGTGCTATCACTCGTCGCTCCGTCGACGAGTGATAGCACGCTGGCGGATGTGGGAATTACCATTTTGGCGAAGAGGGTATAGGAATGTATTCTGATAATATCTTTGAGCTACCGTCCTCCAAAGGAGGACGATAGCTCGTGGCTCCTGTTTCTCATGAAACGTTCAATTTCAGCGCAACTAACACGCCTGCTGTTTCGTTTAGTGGTATTTCAACGACGCAGACAGATTATATTCTTCTTTTGGCCATCTATAATGAACATGCTGGATCGGCAGCGGCAACGGTTACTTCTGTTGTTGGTACTGGCGCTGGCTCTGGACTGACTTGGGCATTGCGCAAGAGGTCTAATAGTAGTGTAACTGGTGGTTTGGAGTTATGGTGGGCACATGCTACATTGGCATCTACAACTTACGGTGTTACTGTGAATTTTTCTGGAGCGTATGATGATTGTGCATGTTGCATAGCTGTCATTTCTGGTTGTGGGAGTGCGATTGCACCGTTCGATACCAATGCTGGTCTTCCGGCAGCTCAATCTGCGCCGACTCCAACGTGGACGCCTTCATTCACTGGGGTTAATACAAGTACAGGTAATGATTTACTACTGTTTCTTACAGGGACGGTGAGTGGTGGCGGTACACCAGCGGTTGGTTTTACGAATATAGCGACTGGTTCTACTGGAGGTGGTTCATGGGCTGCAGCCTGTCGCATGGATGCACAGGCTGTTGTGCCTATTCAGAGTGGTGCAACTTTCACTTATGGAGCAGCACTAACTAATACATTTGGAGCAGCTGCTGGCGAGGCAATTTTCGATGCACTCGCATCTACTGTTATTGCTTCTGGAATGAATTGGGACCCAGTTACTGTTGCGGCGGTTAACCTCTCGAATGGCAATCTGACTGCGACTAATACTGGGACGACTTCGACTAATCAGGGGGCGCATGTTGCTTTTGCGAATGCGATTTCTGCTGGGAAGCTTTATTTTGAGGTTACACTTAATACTTTTACGGGAGGGGCTGGAGTTGGAGTGGGGATTGGTAGCACGGCGGCGACTTATGCAGGGATAAGTACGGCTGCTACGAGTGGTTCTATGTGTATGGCTGTAGGTCATACTGGGACAGGTACTATTATGGCGGGGCCTGGAGGGAATACTGGATACTCGATTGGGGCAAGGACTTCAGGGAATGTGATTGGTGTTGCAGTAGATTTTACGGATCAGTTGTGCTGGTTTCGTCTGTGCCCGTCGGGGCTCTGGAACGGCACTTCTAATCACAATCCAGCTGTCCCTGGCCCTGGTGGGATACCGATGACGAGTGGGGGAAATGTGCCGTTTGTCACGTTTGGAAATGGGCTGGCTGGACAGGCTGGTGTGGCGGGGAACGTGTGGACTGCTAACTTTTCTGGACCGTTCGTTGGTGCAATCCCAGCTGGTTTTACAGCATGGGGATCGGTTGCGTCGTCTAGTCCAGTTACGCATGAGGTTTATGGCGCAGCTGGGACAAACCTCGCCTCTTTCTCATTTACTGGTGTTTCTACAACACAAACAGATTATATTGCTCTGATAGCGATTTATAATGAAAATGCTGGTTCGTCAGCAGCTACTGTGTCTTCTATTACTAGTGCCGGTATGACTTGGAGGCTGCGCAAAAGGTCGAAAGGTACCGCAACAGGTGATTTGGAGTTGTGGTGGGCACATGGTACTGGTGCTCTGTCTGGGTATTCTATTACTGTGAATATGGCTGGTACATATGATGATGTTGCTGCTTGTTTAGTCTTTGTTTCTGGTTGTGGAAGTCCGACCGCGCCATTTGATGCCAATGCCAGTCTTCCAGCAGCGCAGTCGGCACCAACTCCAACTTGGACGCCATCATTCACTGGTATTAGTACGTCTAGTCCGAATGACCTCTTATTGTTTTTAGTTGGGACGGTGGCTGGTGGAGGCACTCCACCTACAGGCTTTAGTTTTATTACCAATTTTGGGACTTCAGGCGGGGCTTGGGCAGCTAACACTTGGGTAGCTGGAATGAGTGTCAGCGTGCTTCAAAATAATGCTACATTCATAAATGGAAATGCAACAAGTACAATTGGTGGTGGGACTTCAAACGAGGCAATTTTTGATGCACTCACGAATAATGTTCCGACGGTGCCATCAGCTAAGGCAAGTGTTATGGTCTTTGCTTAATTGATTGATCAATTAAGCAAGAGGAGGCTAAGATGACAGTTACTGGGAAGTATCCGAGCTTCAACGTCTCTACTGGGCCGGTGATGCCGACCGGACTGGATTTACAAACGCTGGCTGCTGAGGCTGATAGTCATCCGGTGACTGCGCCTGTGGATGGGCAGGTCTATGGGATGCAGAGTGGCGACTGGGTTGTGTTGGACGAAAGTCAGGGAGGTGTTGGGCCTCCAGGCCCGCAGGGACCGGTTGGGCCGAGTGGGCCTCCAGGGAATACGGGGCCTCAAGGACCGGCTGGACCGAAGGGAGACCAGGGAAATCCTGGCATGACTGGGTTGCAGGGACCATCAGGAGCGCCTGGGACAATTGGGCCTGCTGGTCCGGCTGGGGCGCAGGGAACACCTGGGTCGGCTGGAGTGGCGGGACCGCCTGGTCCCGCCGGGCAAGATGGCGGAGTGGGAGCTGCTGGGCCACAGGGTCCGGCAGGTCCTAAGGGAGATGTTGGACTGACGGGAGCGCAAGGCCCGGCTGGACAGCAGGGACCGCCTGGGAATACTGGGCTGACTGGGGCGCAGGGTCCGCAGGGTCCGATTGGACAGCAAGGACCGCAGGGACTGGCTGGGCCGACTGGGAATACGGGGAATACGGGAGCACAGGGACCGGCTGGACCGCAAGGTCCAGCCGGACCCAGTGCGGTGAGTGCGGATACGGGGAATACGGCTGTTCTGGGGACTGATACGCGTATTTTTGTACCAGCTCCCATTGTTCCGGCTGGGTCGAATACGGTGCCTGCGCCGGATGGGGCTGGGTCGGCAGGGACATCGGCAGTTTATTCGAGGGGGGACCATCAGCATCCGTCGGATCCGAGTAAGCTGTCGAAGTCTGGCGATACGATGGGAGGGCCGCTGACGCTCAATGGTAATCCGACGACAGCGTTGATGGCGACTCCGAGGCAGTATGTGGATGCTGCTGTGCCGGGGCCTTCCACTACTGTTCCGCTGATGGCGGGGACAGCAGCGGTTGGGACGGGGATCACGTGGGCCAGAGCGGATCATGTGCATCCAGCGGACGGCAATAAGGTGTCGAAGTCTGGCGACATCATGTCCGGGCTTCTGACGCTGTCCGGCGATCCGACTGCGCCGCTCGGCGCTGTCACCAAACAGTATTCGGATACGAAGGTGCCGCAGGCTGGCGGCGTGAATATGACGGGGGTGCTGAACCTGCTGGGATCGGTAGCGGGAGATAATCCTCCGGCTGGGTGTGTGGGAGAGGTGCTGTTTGCGTCGGTGACAGTTGGAGTAGGTATTACGAGCGGAACGCCGACCAATATTGCTACGCTGGCACTGACAGCGGGTGATTGGGACGTGTCTGGCGTGGTCTATTTTACTGCGCAGAATGGTCCATCGCAGGTGATTGTGGGGGTAAGTAATACGAGTGCTGCATTGCCGACTACGGCTAATGTGTTGAATGGGACTGCAGCAATGTTTCAGAGTCAAGGTGGATTGCAGTCTGGAGCATTCTTTATACCGACTGGAAGGTGTAGGGTCAATACGAATGCCTCCAAGAGTGTTTTTCTGATTGCGCAGGTTACTGGTGGAGGAACGACGGCGGGTATGGGA